ACGAATCTCTAATTATTTTAATAGTAGATAACTTAGTAGGTTCGATCTCAACATCCATGATAAATATTTATATGTCTACCAGTATTATCAGAATAAAGAGGAAACAAAGTGGTCCAGCTGGAGGTCCAGAAACTCTTCAAAATGGTGAAATAGCTTTTGATGAAGTTGGAGAAGTTCTTTATTACGGAAAAGGTGTAGCATCCCAAATAATGGATGGACAAATTAGTGTCATACCTCTTTCTGGAGAAACTGAAATCATCTATGATGGAATTATAGATAAAGGAACCTTTTAAACGAATCTATCTAGGAAATGCTTTGGAAGTTTGTGTTTAAAACGTAGAACATTATTTGTAATATTAGAATCTAGAATATAAGTAACACAACTATCTTGTTTGGATCTTACACCTCTTCCACAAGCTTGAATAAGATCATCTAGCATCTTATTAATATACCAATTCTTATCCATTTCCATTACAGTTTTAACTCTCTCATTATTCAAAGGCATAAATGCAGCTTTTACTAGAACTTGGAATTTAGCTAAGTCACCTTTCAGGTCTACTCCAAATGTCATGGATGGACTGACGATGATTGTATTTTTATTCTTGGGATCGCTATGGATTTGTAAAATATCTTCATTGGACATATCTGGAGATCTAAAAATAAATCTAGGATCAACAATGTTATTACGGAGATATTCTGTAATCTCCATAGTATGAGTATGGATAATTCCTTTCTCATTCTTATGAGATTTGGCAATATCTAAAATATATTTCTTAAGTTGTGGTAAACGCTGTTTAAGATTCCTATAATTGATTTCGAAATCCTTTACGCTATAAATTGGAGATTTCTTAGCATCAAAAGTGGATTCCATCTCAATATATTCATAATCAGTAATACCAAGACGTTTTGCAAAGTTAGCATGATCAATAATTGTAGCAGACATTAACAATACTTTTTCTGCACAATTAAAGATCTTTTTAGCAACATTTTCTACATTAACTGGTGTTAGATAAATCCCATCATCCCTTCTTTCCAATAGGAATTGGCAGTGATCCCAAAGATCATTAACTTCACAAAGTTGAGTATGAAAGTTACTCAACCCAGAAAACTTTTTAATATCAACATCTGATTTTTCTTTCCTTTTATTAAACCCATCTCTCAATGCTTTAAGTTCACCAGAAACTTTGTCCATCAATTCATGCAAAAATATATTGAATTGTTTGTAGGAAAAGATTGGAACATCGTTTGGATTATATCCGAATCGTTTAAGAACCTTAAAGTTTAAGCACTTACTATAACGACCAACCAATTCATCCTCAAGTTTAGATGCCTCATCACAAATAATATATTCTCTATACGCTACATGTTCTGGTAAAGATAGAAATAAACTATAGTTTAGTACAGCGTGTTTAGAAGATAATGTAGTTCTCTTGGCATTATAATATGGACACACATCACATTCGATACAATCTTTTTGTAGAGCTTTATCAAATACACATTCTCCAAATTCTACAGGATGTTTTGGATTGATAGCACAATCATAATTCATCTTACCTTTGAAGACTTCCATATCCTGAAACAACTCCTTATATTGATTCTGCAAGTTTTTGGTAATAGTCAATACTATAGAACCAAATGGATTTCTTTTATTCTCTTCGCCACTTTCGGTATTATTATAATTACCGTATCTATCAGTACCAAATGCCTTATACGATTCAATATAATCTACGAATTCTTCGCTTGGCTCTTTACTACTATTGCTTATAGCTTTAGAAATAAAAGACTTACCAGACCCTGTAGGAGCACAGCATATTACAAATTTCTTGCCAGAAGCAAATGCTCTTTCAATCTTTGTAAGAACAGTCTCTTGATGTTTAGTAGGAGTAAACCCTTCAGGGAAGTTTAGTAGATAATTCACCCAATCACTCTACAAGATGTAAAGAACGATGGCAAGACATATTTTTGTCGAATATGACCATCTTGTTATTGTAGATCTTTGCATTCGTCTTTTTATTTAAAGACATCAATTTGTAGAACAACTCATTTTTACCATCACTTAAATTTTCTACTTCATATGATAATACAATGTATCCATCACCCATCTTGTAGGAAAACGGATATGGTATTTCATATTTCTTCTTAGAATCAGAAGTTGTTTTTAATGTGAATGAAATATAATAATCGTTCTTACAAAAAAGGATTAGTTTACCTTCTTTAACGTTCCTGCCATCAACAGAAAATATAAGGTCTTTTTGTAGGAAATTAATAAAGGCTTGTTCTATATCCATTAAAAATACTTAATAAGACATATTAATAAATCAATATTAATTATCCATAAATATACTCTTTTGAGTAGAAGACATTTTGGAATATTTGTTTACGAATACATCCCAGAATGCTTGGTCAGCAGTAATGCTTCTAACGAGATAACATTGTTCCATTGGAATGCATCTATAATCTATCATGAATAAATCCCATGTTATTATGATATCTTTTGCTCTAGGATCAAATGGTGGTGGATTACTAAATGGTCTGTAACCTAAGTATCGTAATCCATAAAAGGATCTAAGCAAAGAGTAGGAGTTTGTACATAACATTCTCCTACTTTCAACTTGAATTTTAATTCTTCCCGGAACTGGTCTATGTCTTCTAACAAAGACAATTTCACAAACATTAGTTAGTAATATCGGCAGTAGAGACGATCTACTAATTAGTTGATTACCATGTTCAGTTATTGCCACATATATTATTTATCTTTCTTAGCAATACCGAAAATTCTTTGTTCGTTTAAAAAGATGCCCTTCTTAAGTAATCCAAATCCTTCTACCTTTACATTAGCAACAGTAGTTCCGAGATTATTTGGGAAGATGACAATATCTTGTTTCTTACAATACTTTACATTTGGTCCAACCATTACTACTTTACCCTTTCTCCATGCTTTGGTATTAACATTGGTTGGGACGTAGATTCCATTACGTTTAATGGCTGATCCCTTTTCATCCAGAACTTCATCTACGTATTCGACAACAATAACATCATCTAATACGAATGTTAGGACGTAATCATCAAAACCATAAAATCCTTCACTATTTCCGTCTAGATCGATTAGGCTTTTACTTACTTTTAAGTTATCTAAATGTGATGGTAATTCTTGCGACATGAATTTACTTATTGAGTTTATCTAAAGAGTCAAGCATAGCTATAATTTCTTTTTTGGATAATTCTAAGTTGTATGCAACAGCATCTACATTTGTTTCTCCAAACTCTCTATCTTCTTCTTTTACTTTCTTAATATATTCAATTCTTTTCCTTTTACATTTTGGTAATAGGTTATAAAGAAATTCGTATTGTTCTTGTTTTGTAGTAATAGAAGAAAACAAACGATTAGAGCTTTCGTTAACAACATGAGCTATTTCAGGAGAATACATGCTCAACCAACGATTAAGCATGTATCCACTAAACTCAGAATTTCTATCGTCTATTGTAAGGGTTTTATCTTTGTAGAGAACTGAATCAATATATTCGAAAATTCCTGACATTACTGAATGATACGCTATACACGTTCTTGTGACAAGATTTATTTTTTAAACAAATCCATCCAATGTGCGATCATTTCATCCAACATTTGTTCAAATGTGTATTCAGGTTTCCAACCTAATGTTGTTCTAGCTTTTGTAGAATCGCCTTTCAATAAATTCAATTCTTCTGGACGTAATAATTTAGGGTTTTGAGTTACATACTGATTAACATCTAATTCTAAAGTTTTAAAAACATGATTAACCATATCCCTAACAGTATGAGTTTCCATTGTAGAAACTACGAAATCATCTGGTTTATCATGATTTAAAATTAAATGCATAGCTTTAACATAATCTTTAGAATGCCCCCAATCTCTTGAAGAGTCCATATTACCCATTTCTAACTTAGAATCTAATCCAAGTTTTATTCTAACAGCACCTTTAACAACTTTATTTGTAACGAAATTAGAACCTCTTCTAGGAGATTCATGATTGAAAAGAATGCCATTAGATGCGTGCATTTTAAATGCATTCCTATAATTCCTAACTATAGAATATGCAAACAATTTAGAACACCCATAAGGACTTACTGGATGCATAGGAGTGGTTTCCCTTTGAAAGCCATCAGTATCTATTGAATTACCAAACATTTCTGATGAACTAGCTTGGTAGAATCTAGCTTCTGGACAAGAATTTTTATATGCTTCTAAAAGATTTAGAACACCTAAAGCATTCGTTTGAACTGTATATTGAGGAACATCATAACTAATTCTAACATGACTTTGTGCAGCTAGATTATAAATTTCATCAGGTTTTATTTCTCTCAATAATTTTTCTAGGCTACCTTGATCTGATAAATCTCCATAATACAGATTTATTTTGCCGTTTAAATGTTCAGTTCTATTATGTTGATTTTCGGGAGTAGAATTTCTTCTAACAATACCATGAACATCATACCCTAAAGATACTAAATGTTCAGCCAAATAACTACCATCTTGACCTGCTATACCTGTAATAAAAGCTTTTTTATTCATTTTCTGTATTAGTATATATTTTGTTATTTTTTTTGTCAACGGCAAAAAAAGGTTCTTTAGATTGAGATAATATATTATCCATTTCTTCTTTAGTTTTACATTTATATTTTAAAATAAAAGGTTGGATAGGTTCAATATGTCCATAAGAAACACTATCAAATATTTCATATCTATAATCTATAAAAATATCCAATTTAGATAAATCTGGATACATAGATTGATTCCCACTATCAGGATGTTCTTCAGTTTCTTTATTTACTGAATCCATTAAAATTATACCCCTAGCCGCATCTTCTGGAGTCATATACATATGATATCCTATAGTTTTAACATGATTTGGATCATCATATGGTATAGTCAAATCTCTACCATCATATGATGCTAATTTTAACCATCTAGCTGCTGCTTCATCATCGGTTAATATTATACCACCTTTCCCTATTGGGATTCTTTTTTTAAATTGAAAAGAAACAACTTGAAAACTGTTATTACCTAAATACATGTCTTTAGTCCATCTCACTGCTCCATCCCAAACTCTAGTATTTTTAAGATTATATACACCACTCCATTCTAATTCTTCGAATTCTACATTTAGATTAGCATGTTTAATTTGCATAGGTATAGATACATATGTTCTATTTGGTATAGTAATTGTAGAATTCAATTCAAGCTCTCCTATTTTTTGAAGATATTTCAAACAAAGAAAAACTCCATTAGAACAACAATCTGTTGTTATTGCATATTTGCTGCCAGCAAATTTAGCTACTTTATTTTCAAAAATATCTACTACATCTCTAGCATCTTTCCAATCATATC